TAAGAAAACTTAGAAGTTATAAATACAAAGATGCTTTTAATCTTGCTATGAAGAAACACCTTAGAGTTTATAGACAATTAGATGATCTATATAAGACTAGGGAAACAACACTAAACACACAAGGAGTGATATAATATGAGTGATAAGATATATATAAAACTTACGCATAATGCCGACAAACAGGCAGGAGATAATAGACCATCTTTTGTTGCACCAATAAATCCCAAAAGTCCAGCAGGTAAAACCTGGAGGATAGGAGTAAAGATTGGAGAGAGTTGGTACAACCAAGCAGGATTTGATGATCTTGACGAACAAGGTAATCCCACAGGAATTATTAATGTTGTCTTGACACCATCAAATACTGGTTCAGCACCTGCAAAGCCGAGAGGACCGCAGTCGTCTTTTGCACCTAACGATAGGTTTGCAAAAGGTCAAGGATCAGGATATAACAAACCTAACTACAATTATTAATTGTAGTTGAATGGTGTGGTGGAAGTTTTTTTGAGTAGCGAATCATATTACCTCTTTCCCTTTCTGGTAATGCTCCCTCTTATTTGTTTTCTTCTGCCATACCTTTAAAACAATATGAAAATTACAGAACTTACAAACGAGATTAAGAAAAAGATAATCCAAGATCGAGAGAAAGATTATGGAGATTATCAATACAATTTTACTATACTTGCAGAGCTATTTACTTTAATATTAGCACCCAATTTAAAAAAAAAACTAAAGCCATATCAGGTAGCACATATCATGATGACACTTAAATTATTTAGAGCTACAAGAGGATTTAAAGCTGATAATTATACTGATTTATCTATCTATAATGACATGGCATCCAATCTACACAAAAAAGATATAGACAAAAATGATAAAAACAGATAAATATTTGAGAATTAAATCTGGCGAAGCTAGTTTTCAACTGGTTGAAAGATTTGATGATGTAAAGAAAGCTGCCGACCCCAACGCACAAGGGGAAGTTGTAGAATGTAAAGTCGAGAATATTAAATTAGACTTTACCAAAGTAACAAAGGAGAAAGATGGAAGAGTTAAGAACTCGCCTTCAAAAGTACAGGGATCTTCAAGCGAAGAAACACGAGAAGTTCCTGGAAGCCAAGAGAAAAGTAAGTAAGTATCAGAAAGATTCTTACAGACTTTTTTGGAAAGTGGAGAAGGCAAAAGAAGAATTAATGAGAAGAGTTTAATACTCATTAGTTTACATTGTTAAAAAAAACAAACAAATCTGTAGGGGATCTATGACCTTAATTAAACAAGAGTTTCAAAAACATATTAAAAAAATAAACAACAACGATTTTATTTACAAGCATAAGATAGCTTTCTTTTTATTATCAGAACAACAACTAAAACTTTATGAAGAAGGATTTAAAAAAGGTTTTGAGTTAGCACAACAAAAAATGTCTGACCATGTAAGCGAGATAAAAGAAACACACATTGTACCAAGAAGAATGGAACGAAAGATTATTGGTTATCAGTTTAGAAAACCTAGACAATCAGAGATAGACTCTGTGATTAATAAAGTTTGTATTAAGTATGAGGTAAGTAAGAAAGAATTATTTACCAAGACTAGAACTACAGATATTGTTAGAGCTAGAAACATTATTCATAACATACTCAATGAAAAATATAAGATGAGTCTGTCAGATATAGGTAGAATTTTTGCACAAGATCATACTACAGTTTTAAATTCTATACAAATGAAACAGCATAGAAGAAGATTCTGGAATGATGAGCAAACAATATGGCAGGAGTTTGAAGAACTTACTTCTTAAATCCTGACTTCATATTTTTATATGCCTTTGAAGATATAGTAGATTTCTTTTTTGATCTACTTGTACCAGCTTTTTTTCTTTTGTTTATATTATAATACAAACCTTTTTTAGCTGTCTTACCTGACTTTGTTTTGTGATAACCTTTTTTCATTATTCTCCTGTTGTTCTAATTTTATATTACAATACAGATCAAAACATGATCCATCTTTACCATCATGGCAAAAGTATTGCTTCTTGTGAGTTATAATCCATCCACCCATAGTATTCAATAGTTCTTTTTTACACCATGTACAATATCCACAGATGAACTCTTTGTTTTTACTTTTGTTCCAAGTTTTTTTTCGCACCCTTAATTTTACTACAAAAAAAAAGACTTGACAAGCATATCCAAATAGTATATACTATAATTAATAAGAAAAAAATATTTTTCTTATTTAGTTATAAAAAAAGTAAATAAACAAATAGGAGTATATATGAAAATGTATGGTCAAGTTAAAAGTGAAGGTAAAATAATCTCCACTTATATACAATTTGGAAATGAAACTTTCCAAATTCGTTATAGTAAAAAAGGGAGTTATTGGATTTTATTTAGAAAGGAAAAAAATCTATTACCTTTTACTAGTGGAATGTGGTTACTTAATATAACTTTTGATTCTCTAAAAGAAGCAAAAAAGTTTATTAGAGATAGAAAGTATCTTAATACCAGATTGATCTCTTTTGATCAATTGCCATAAATAAATTTAAGGCGATCTGAAATATGGTCGCCTTATTTTTTTTTCTTGCCACACTTACACTTTTTATTTCTCTTACTAAAATTAGTAAAGTCCATATCAAAAACATCATTGATCTTTTGATTCAAACTATCTATCCAACCAATAAATTTATATATAATTTTATCTAGCATCTCCATCTTCTTCTTGCTTGTCTTATTCTTGAGTTAGGATCATTCCTAGTTTTAGCTGATGATCTTTTTAACTGACCTGCACTTCTTGCACAATAACTTTTTCTACGAGCTTTCTCTCTTGCAGTAAGTCCACTCTTTTTAGTTACCGCAGTTTTTAATTTAGAACCTGGATTTGCTTTTCTATATCTTGCTACACCTTTAGCTGTCATACCAGCACCTTTCTTTGTAGGTCTGTAGTTTGCGTTTTTACCTTTAGTAGTTTTTCTTATAGCCATTATTCTAATATTAATTTTTTAATTGATTTACTTCCATCAATGTTATCTTCAAGCTCTGCTTTAGATTTGATACATTTATACTCTACATTATCAGATACTTTTCTCATAGCAATTCTTTTACCTTTTAAACATTCACTCATAGAAGGTTGTATTCTATGCTCTTTGATCTCATGATCAACTATCATTAACAATGCTACTATTGTTTCTATCATTAATAACTTTTTCCATTCTCCCTTACTTTATCTTTTAATTTCTCTATATCTACTAGAGCTTTCTCTAATTGTTTTTGGGTAAACTCTATGTTTACTTTGTTAGTCATATTTTGTTCTTGAGTTAAAGTTAATTTTTCTACATCACTAAATAAACTTTCTATTAACATGAACTGTTCTTGATCAGTAGGTTTCTGTTCTGATTTTTTAAGTAGATCAGCTTGAAATAATTCTCTTGATGTCTCAAGAGATGTAAGTCTGGCAGTAAGTTCTGTATATGCAAAGATACCCATTGCTATACCTATAACGATACCAATCATATTTTTTATTGGCATTGCTACTGATGTGTTCTCTGATACTTTCATTTAACTGGATACCCTGGTTCTAAAAACATAGCCATAAGGCATAACAATATTATTAGTATAGCTGTAAATCTGTAATCCATCTATATCATCCATTGTTATCTACCTTGTCTGTTGTATTTCTTATAGCTTCTCTTCTCGGATTTGTTAAGATTTTTTTTATGCCTTCTAGGTCTTTTAGGTGGTTTATCTCTAGGTACAAAGTGTGTAAACTTCTGACGAGCCATTACTTTTTCTTCTTATATTTCTTTTTCTTTTTCTTCTTACCAGTTTGTTGAGATAACATACTTGTTTTTCTATTGTATTGTTGTGCAAAACTTTTAGTTATCATTTCTTTCTCATTATATCTGCACCTTTAAGACCATAGATTGCAGAAATTACACCTATAAAGATTGCTTGATACCAATAAGGTAGGTTTTTAAAATACTCAAAAAATAAGTCTAGCTTTGCACGAATGTCAGGATCGTCAGAGAACACAGAATAAGCCAATAACAAAATAGGAAGGGATATAAGAACGAGGACAAACTCATCCTTCCAACCATTATCATTGCTCTCAATAATCTTCGCTTTATATTCCAGTTCACCGCTACTCATCTTTTCTGCATGACGCATTTGTGCATCTGCCATCAGCATTTTTGTTTGCTGCTTTTTTTTATATATATGAGATCCTGCTTGAACTGCAAGTTTAATCGCACCTAACCACATTATCCTACTACCTTTCCATCTTTCCACTCCATGTCTGGTAAGCCATTGTCGAACTTCTTACCATCATAAGTTAAGACTTGCTTTCTATTTGATCCTGATTCGTTGTAAGATACATGAACCCAACCACCAGCAGGATCATCTGAATTATAAAACTCTAATATAAGTTGGTCAAAGTCTACATTGTTTTGCAACCAATAAGCTACTTGAATGTTAGGTACACCTGCAATCTCAAAGTCTACTGCCTGACCTTTTGCGTGTTGTGAAGTTTTCTTTGAACCAATAGCTTCACATAATGCTTCTGATCTATATCCTGATGTAATAGTTATAGGTTTCTCAAACTTGGCTCTTACTGGTTCTAGTATTTCATAACACACATTCTCTAGGTTTTTAATATCACCAGCTCCAGGTGTATTATCAATACCCTTACGAGTTGCTGTCATTGATTTAGTAAATTCTTCTAGTTTAAAATGTTTAGATAGTTGCATAGATAATTTTTACCTTTAGTTTCTTTTGTTCCATAGTTGTTTGGCGGTTAATAAGAGATCCTTTAGTGTTTCTCTTATACCCATCACTAGGTGTGTGATCTTTTTTTCTATAGTTTTTCGTTTTAACATCATAAGCATTATACTCACCTGTAGTCATATTTAAAGTAACAATATCTACAGGTCCTAGTCCTCCAAGGGGTGTAAATACAAGGATATTTGGGTCTTTGGCAAGGTCAAGCTGTGCAGCAAGTTCATTAATAAGTCCTGTAACCGCTTTCTTTCTTCTAGCCATGTAAACATCCTATTAAATATTAAAGTTTTTCAAACAAAATAATTATAATTGTAAACATTCCACCAATAAGAGCTGACATAGCATAGTATAAGTGTTTCTTTATATCTTTAATTTCTGATTCTATATTGTTAATTTTTTGATGAGTTTGCTTTTGCATAATACGACAAAGTTTTTCGTGTGATTCTATTTTCTGTAATGCAATATTTTTAGACATCTTCTTTTTTTACCTCATTACAAAAATAAGTTACATATAATTTTTCTTCGTTAAATTTTTCTTCATATTGATTAACAATTTGAACAGTTGATAATGAACCAGCTTTAACACAATCACTCCAAGAATTAAATTCTATTGGTGATACTGTTGTATTATTACAAAATCCTGTGATTGCTGAGCAGATTGTATAAGCTAAAACAAATTTCATAATTCCTTATATCCTATTTTC